GCTCTATCCTCCCTTCCTTTTCCATCAGTATAGCATAACCCGAGAGAAAAGTATAGTTACAGCACGGATTTTTTTCAGCAGTTTGAACAATTTTCACACATAGAAAAAGAGCGCTGCATCAAGCAGCGCTCCGGAACTGGTGGACATTAACGGGTTCGAACCGCTGACCTTCCGCACGTCAAGCGGCAGTCAGAAAATAGCCAAATCGTCATATATACCGTGCATTTCAACGTGTAGGATTTGCCCAAAATCCTACACGTTTTCTACACCCAGAAATATACTATTTTACCGGGTGGATCGTCGTGACATCGGCGCTCGGTTTACCGCCGATCAGCATTGGCGCGACCCATTTTAGGACGATTTTCCGCTCGTCCGGGGTGGACTTGGGACCGGTCCAAAAATGATGCCAGTGCCCGCGCCTGGTATGCGCGCGGACGTGGCGGTCAGCCGATCCGGATTTTTCCCGTCGCTCGCCTGCCTGGCGGGAGGACGTCTCGCGGCGAAGCGCTGCACCGATGACAATGCCTGTGCCGTACGTCTGCACCTCGCGATATTTGTCGCGTATCGGCGCCCCCTGCTTGCGCGGCCGGTAGGTCGCCGGCGGGGTTTTGTCTACATCTGCATTGGCGGCGCAGATATAAAGGTACAGATTTATCAGGCGCAGAATGGTCTGCTTATCATGCCAGACCTTCCCGCCCATCCGTGCCGCGGCGGCACGCGCAGCACGAATCGTGGAGTCTACGCAGTCGCCGACGGTCGAGCCGTCAAGATGCAGCAGCTCGACGTGAACGCCGAGCTCGGTCTCGGTCTCGCGGCGAACCTCGCACAGCATCAGCATCCGGACACCGTCCGGGCCATTCATCACGTACGGGAAAAAACCGACGAAATCCGGCGAAATTGTACCCGGCGCCGCGATGAAGCAGCACCGGTACGGCGGATGCGCAAGCGCCTCGACGGGCAGCACACTTGTGTCCGTCCACTCGTCCGCCTGTGCAATCAACTCTCCCGCCAGCGTCGGGTCAAAGGCGTAGACGATCTTGTGCTGGCGCCAGACAGCACAGCACAAGAGGTCGAAAGCCGCATGCCCCATCTCCGTATCCGTCGAGCCGCCGGGCGGCGTAATCTCGCGGATGAGCTCCAACGAGGCCATCAGCTCCGGTTCGGACGCGTCGTCTGGGTCCGGGCCGTTCCGGATGCGCTCGGTCAGCTCGGCGTGCCTGCCCCAGACGCCGGGGATCATGTCCGCCCACTCGCGGACGAGCGGCAGAGGGGTGTCCTTTTCAGTCAGCATGTCAACCCTCCTCGTCTACCATGACCTTGAGGTCTTGCACACCGCTCGCGCCATTGGGCGCAAGCAGAAATCCGATAATCTCGCCCTCGGCATTAAGGACATCGGCAGCCCATGCGCTATCACTTGGGCTGTAATTGATAGAGCCGAGCCGGCGTCCCGTGTCGCGGAACAACTCCATCGCCTTAGCGGCAGGAAGCTGCGGCAAGTCGTCCGGAAAAAGGTCGACGTCCTGCTCAAGCACGTCAAAATAGATTGTATCACCACTCTTGATCTCAACTGCGCAATCCAGCACAGGCGCCATATCCGGCAATCCGCTTATGCGCGTAACAGCAACACCGCACCCATCATTCGAGGCCACGAGTGCCTCGTAGAGCCTTTCTTTTGCCGTCATGCTGCTCACCCCGGGAATGCTTTCCCCTGCTCGCGCGCAATGGCAAGCAGGTCGGTCGCGCGGTACTGCGCGTAGATGCTCTGCAGGCGCATATCAAAATCCGGAAGCGCCGGCTGGTATGCGATTGCGCCAACGAGGCGGCGCGACAGAGTGCTGTCCAAGCCGATCAGGCGCTGGTGCAGCAGAGTGCCGGTCGAGCTATCAACCAGCAGAAAGTGCAGCGCAATGCCCTCGCCCTTTTCGGGGATTTTCTCGATTTTGATGCCGGGCGCGCGCTCGCGGGTAAACGGCGCGTCCATCCACGGACCCTGCCCAAAGCGCGACAGGAAGAAGATAATACCGCCGACGACAGCGATGTCAAACTGCCCCGGCTTCTTAAATTCGCGCGTCTCCTTCGCGGTCGGGTGGTTGTACTGGATCATCAGCGTGCCACCCTCGTCCGAAAACTGAAAGCGGACATCGTCCATCCCGGTCGGCTCCATGATTTTTTTGCCTACCTCGTATGCATTCACATCCATTTTTAATTCTCCTTTTCTTCGATCAGGCGCTCGATGTATGCGCTGACCGTAATTTTTCTCTTGGCTGCGGCTCTGCGGGCCTTCTCGGCGGTCGAGGCCGAGAGACTGAGATTTAGCGCCGTGCGCTCGCCCTCGTCCGGCAGGCCAAACTCTGCCTCGTACTCTTCCACGCCGAGATGCTCCTCAGCCCAGCACCGAGCCTCGTCGTAGGACAGCGGCTCGATGCCGTCGGTCATATCGCGGTATCCCTCACGGTACACAAAATACTCGCCGGTACGCTTGCGGTAAAGGGTCTTACCGTAAAATACGCCCTCAACTGATCCGAGGTCAATCCGGCTTGATACCGCTTTAGCGGTGTCGGTGTCGTAGAGCTTATTGTTTATAATTTTTTTCATTTTTTTGATCCTTTCTGCCCTCGTGACCTCCGGGGCGGGATTGAAATTAAGATTTCCGGCTGCGCTGCGCATTGACGCGCTGTGCAAAGTGATGCAGCGCACTGCGGTAGTATCCGTTTATCCGCGTATCCATCGCGGCGTAGGCCCCCTCGGCCGTGCAGTCATCCGGGAGCCCGAGATCGGCAAATCGGATATACTCGGACATATCCTGTGCGTCGCTCGGATGCGCGTCGGTCGGCAGGAGATTGCCCTCCTTGTCCATGTACGCGTGGATGATCACGCCGCCATCGACCATCTCGGCGAACTCGCTGCCCTTGATATGGTCGTCGATGTCGTACAGCGTGACGTCGCCCGATGTCGCCTCCGCGGCATGCGCATCTGCGGGTCTGACCCACTTGCGCTGCTCGGAGTCCCACACCCGACCAGCCTCGAGCGATGCTTTTACTTGTGCGCGGGCGCTGAGGGAGCCGGAGAGCTTGCACTTAAGGATCGCAATCGGAGTCACCGACTCGCGCGCAAAGTTATCGACGTAATAACGGCGGACCTGTTCGACCTGGCTGACAACGTCCTGCTTGCCATCCTTGGCAGCGGACTCTGCGATGCGGTCGAGCTCTGCGTATACGTCAGTCTTGACGCACTCAGCTGCCTCATCCGCCTGCTCGAAAATCTCCGGCTCCTCGCGAAGCAGAACGCCAACGATGGTGCTAACGCTGGTGTTGCGGTTGTCGATCCAGAACCGCGCATCGGTCTTAGATACAACTACGGACTTCCAGCAAATCGCCAGATGCTTGGAGCTGAAGCGGCCGTCCTCGACCTCGCGCGTAAGGCGGGCGCGGATGTCAATCGCCCACTTGACCTGCTTTTCGGAACCTGCAAGCTCCGGCATGCCCTCGGACTCATCGAGCGCTCTGGCGTGCTCTTCGGCACGCTCGCACTCGCGGCACTCAGTGATGTAACCCTCCGCCCACTCGACGAAGCGGTCGGCCTCGGCGCGGTTGCGCTTGTACGAAACAACATCAAACTCCTTGCCGCATACGCTGCACTTGCAAGTTGCTACTGCTTTTGCCATGATTATCTTCTCCTTTTTTGTGCAGTTTGCTATCAGAATGCCGGGTCCAAAAATTCGGCTTTTCCATTAGTTCTTCTTGCGGCTCTCTTCGATGCGGCGGAAGCCGAGCTCCGTGCCGATCATGATAAACTCGTTAAACTGCTCGTAATACTCTTCGGTGTCGGCCGGCGTAAGCGTCGCATCGATTTCTGCGAATCGTGCTTCCAGCTGCTCGATGGTCATATTCTTATATTCGTTCATGATCGTTTTCTCCTTTTCGTGTTGTTTTGTTTATCTCTTCTCTATGGTTCTATTATAACATTGACTTTGCGCAAAGTCAATGTAAATATAGAGTTTGCGCAAGATAATAACGAACAAATTTCCGCCCAATCTTTGTGCACAATGCCCTCCCTCGCGGTGTTCAAATTGGACACCCAAAAAGCCGGCCGCACCACTGCGCCGAAGATGCTCCGACGCAGCAGCACGACCGGCTGCATGCCTTATATAATTGCTTGTCTACAAAGCCCATGCGCTGCATCATCACCGCGAACTGCTCGCGGGTAAGCGGACTCTGCGGCTGCGTGCCATCCGCGACGTCGCGCAGCGTTTTCGCTTTACTTTTCCATCGCCTGCGCGAGCTTCTTCACAAGCTCCTCGCCGTACTGATACCGCAGCAGGTACTCGATGGTCTTTTCTTCCAGACCGGCCTTGGTCTGGATTTTTTCGATTGCGGCCTGCACTTCCGCGTCCTGCTGCTTGATCGGCTCGGCAGGCTTTACTACCGCAGTATCGTACTTAATGCCGAGCGTATCGAGAATACCCTTCGCGTACGCTACGCCGAACGCCTGCTGTTTCGCTTTGGTGTCGGCCTGCGCCGCGTCCGCCTTGGTATCAACGAACACGCCCTCGCAGATGACCGCCGGACACTTGGTATCGCGCACGAAAGCGTAGTAGTCGCCGCGCTGACCGCGACGAGTCTTGCAGCCGCGGCTGTTCTGGCCGATTTTGATAACCTGCTTCTCGATATTCTGCGCGAGCGTCTTGCCGACGCCGCCGTTCAGGGTGTGGAACACCTCGAAACCGTCACCGCCTCCGGAGTTGTTATGCACGTCAATCGCCAGATCGGGATTGTAGGCGTTGCACTCGCGGACTTCCTCGTTAACGGGGTCCTCTTCGTCCTTCGTGCGGCTCATGCGGACCTCAACGCCATGTGCTACGAGATAATCGCGGCACGCCAGCGCCATCACGAGGTTTGCCTCTTTCTCGACGATGCAGCCGACCGCGCCGGTGTCCGAACCGCCATGGCCGACGCCGATAAATACCTTCTTGCTCATAGTTTTCTCCTCCTTTGGAGTTTCTGCGTTTACTTTACGCCGAATGCAGACTACGCTGCACACCGGTCTGCCGTTCGTGCCCTCTTTTTCCGGCGCGAACAGGTAGCCATCCGACACACGATACATGCCGGTACTGCCGCCCGCGTCCTGCGCGAGCAGCAGCTTGACGTCGTAGTGATCGCGGACGTACTGCGCAACCTCCAGCTCGGTGTGACTGGCCGAAGTCTGCACATGAATGTACCGGCCGTCCGTCAGCAGACCGCACATATTACGGCTGCGCCGGTCGGACTTTCCGAGGGCGCTGTTTACCTTGCCGTCCTTGATTGCCAGCTTCCAGCCGGACACGATGTTGCTTGCGTCCAGGGTCAGCCGTTCTGCCGTGCCACCGTAGCCGCACTCCCGACCTTTGGCTTTCAGGTACTGCAAGGTGCGGCCCTTGATAACGCCGTACCGGTCACTCCCCTGCCCGGCCATGTTGAACAGCGCGAGGTTGTAAACGATGTCCGCGCCCTCGTCTGCCGCCCACTGCCGGAGCGTCTTGGCGGGTTTGGATTTCGCCGCATACGGCGCTGCTGCGAACCAGATGTCATACAGCTTGCGGTCGTAAATATCGCAACGAATGCTCATCACCGTACCTCACTTCTCGAGCGGCGCGGTGTACGCCTTTGCCCTGTCGCTGTCGGTCAGGCCGCTGGTAGTCGGATCGTTCAGAGCGTTCCATACGTTCGATGCCACAAGGAACAGGCAGTACGGATTGCTGAACGCGCCGGTAATAACGCCCCACAGCCCTGCCCAGGTGGTCATGTCCGCAGCGGTCAGACCGCTGTACGCCAGAACGGTCGCCAGCGCGCCGATAAGTACCTGCACCCAGAACACCGGGTTCTTGATTCTGATTTTCCAGTTCATAAAAAGCCTTCCTTCCTCAGTTCAAACCGAGCTGCTGCGCGATATAGCCGATGAAAATGCCGACGATCGCCGTCGCGCCGTAGGCCACGATCTTGCGCCACATCGCGCCGTCGCGGTCCTCGAGCGTTTCCAGCCGTCTCCCCTGCTTTTCCTGCTCTTTCACCATGCTCTCGATGCTGGAAGCCAGCTTGCCTACCGAGGCGGTCAGCTGGTTCAGCTCGCGCATATTATCCTCCAGCAGCTCAATGCGCTTATCCTGCCGACGATTTTCTTCCTCGAGCCGTCGGCGAAACTCTTCGTGCTCGGCACGAGAGATCGGATTATCCATAAAACCTCTTTTCCCTCGAACCGCCTTACAAGGCGGTTTTTCTTGTTTTTACAGCCCCAGCTCGTTGTTTACGACTTTATCTAAACGTCCGAGCGCATCCTCGACCGCCTTGTCCTGCGCGAGCATTTCGCTCTGCCGCCGCACAATTTCCGCAAGCTGCACGCAAACCTCGCACAGCTCGTCAATCAGCTGTGCGTCACCCATCGGCGTTCTCCCTGTACTTCTTCCCCGTAATGCTTTCGAACTCCTCCGCCGTAATGCCCTTGCCCGGCTTGCGCTCGTTGATTTCGACCCAGCCGCGCAGGGTCTCCTCGGTGATCCAGCCGAGTTCCCAACGGTTCTTCAGCATTGCAAATTTCGCGCTCATTGATTTTACACCTCCTTTACTCCGCGCCGAGGCTGAGCTCGGCGATCGACATCTCAATACCGCTAACGGCCTGCATGATGCTCTGCACGGCCGGGGACTTCATGGCGGCGTACTCCGACTGCGTATACTCGCGCTGTTCGTAGACCCATTCCGTGACGGTAAGCGTTGCGTTGCCCATCGACATCTCGCGCGTCTCCTGGCGGATGTTGCGGCGCTCGTAGACGACCGCCTCGCTGCTCGTGGTGTCAAGCTCCGTGGGACGCTCGATGGCGCTGCTGTGTACTTCTCTCCAATTTGTCATTTTTTGACTCCTTTCCGTCTCGCAAGCGTGGCAAGCCGCCGCTTGCAGTAATGTATACTAACTTTTGGCTTGATGTAGCGCAGGTAATAGCCGTAGGTGTCCGTGTGCGTCAGCCAGCCCATATACGACACCATCGCCGCGGCGTCTACTATCCGGCATCGATGCAACCGGTGCATGCGGTTGGCCTTGGCACGCACCCGCTGTAAAATCGACTTGCGCAGCGTGACGCGGTCGAGATGCACCACAAAGCCGAGTGCGTTGATAGCTCGCCCGCGCACTTGTCCGGTCTGCCTGTCGCGGTACTCAAAGCGAAACACCTGCTTGCTGTCATTCAGCCGTAAATGCAGCTTTTCGCCGAGAAATCGCTCGATTTCCGCGACAATACGGTGCAATTTACGTTTATTCGCCGAGAAAATGAACACGTTATCCATATACCGCAGATAATGGTCAGGCCGAAGCGTCTGTGTGGCGTAACGGTCGAGCGCCGTGAGATACCAGTTACCCAACCACGGGCTTGTATAAAATCCAAGCGGCAGGCCGGGCGCAGCCGCATCAATCACGCGGTCGAGCAGCGCGAGAAATCGCTTGTCGCGTATCAGCCGGTGCATCATGCCTTTAAGTACGCCCGCGTCCACATGGTCATAAAATTTCTTCACGTCAAGCTCCGCGACGTAAAACTTTCGGCTGCCGTATCCGTCCCGCCAGCGCTTGATAGCGCGGACGGCGTACAGTGGGCCCCTGCCCGGAATACTGCCGCACGAATACTCGTACATTCTCGGCTGCATGATCGGCCGCAGCTGACGAATCAGCATATGGTGTACGATCTGCTCGTCGTAAAATATCGGCTTTTCGATTTTGCGCACCTTGCGGTGACTGCCTTCCTGCAGCTCTGACTTGACGTGCGCTGGCGGCCGCCACAGGCCGCTGCGGATTTTCGCCGCAATAGCAGCAGCGTAACCGTCCTTATTTTGCAGTACCTTCGCGACATCTCCGCGCGTGCGCTTTCCGGCCGCCGCCTCGTCGATGGCGGCGATAATTTCGTCCGGCTCTAACATTTTCTCGTACAAGCCGTTAAAACTTTTCATTTTTTAGGCTTTCCTCTCTTATTCCCTTCACGGCTTTGGGCGTTTTTGCTTACTAACCGTGCCTCTTGCAGGATAATTTTCAGCGTGGGCTGTGGAAATACAGTCACATTGTTGGGCCGCGACTCGACCCGTAGAAAGGATAAGATAGCGACGCGCCGATGTTCCACCAAGCAGCCCCGGCGGCGTTGTTGCCGTTGAGGTACCGGGGACCGCAATTCCAGCCGTTGTCGCAGTTAGCGCCAGCGAGGACGACCCCGCAGAAGACCAGAACGCAGAGGCACGCAAGCGTGAGCTGTATTCCCAAAATAGTTATTTGATTTACCTTCAAGGGGGGATAAATCCCCCTTGAACCCCCTATAAAGAGGGAACTATACCAAAGAGAGCGACGCGCCGAAGTGCCACCAAGCAGCCCCGGCGGCGTTGTCGCCGTTGAGGTACCGGGGACCGCAACACCAGCCGCCGTCGCAGGTAGCGCCAGCGAGGACGACCCCGCAGATAGTATTGTTAAGCCAGGTAAAGTCGGACTCGAAGGTCGTCTCGCTTCCCGTGACCTGTCCGGTCGGTAAGCGACCGAGTTCGGACTGATACGTGTCGCGCTGCCAGCCGCCGAAACTTTCCGCAACCGCGTGCGGTACGCCTGCACATGCGGCCGTGTATCCGGCACCGGTAAAATTGTAACCGCCGCCCTCGGCCGTCATCTTGGCTTTCCACTCTCCCATGTCGTACACCAGACCGGCAAGGCGGTCCCATCTTTCGCCCCAGAAGCCCTCGATATGGAATACCTTGACCTGGTGCGTCGTATCCGCAGGACCGTAGCCAAAAAACTGACCCTTCTCGCACAGCGACCCGCACTGCGTCATGCCGTAGTGCTTGCTGGCGTCGTCAACATAGCCGGTGATGCAGCCCGAGCCGAATGCTGCCTGCGCGTTCATGTTTTTGCTGATAAGCGTCAACAGGTCGCTGATCAGCTCGTGCAGCGACCATGTGCGGATGCACCAATTTGCGCCGTTTGCCTTGGCGTAGTCCATTTCCTGCTGCGCGTTGGTGTTGTTTTCCGGCCAAAGGTCTTTAAGACTGCGCAGCTTGTCGCTGACAAGACCGCCCTTAAACGCCGCGTGATACGCGACCTTCGCGATCGTGCCGTCCGCGCGGGTGTGTGCGTAAGCCTTGTAACCTTCGTCGTACTGTGTCTCGCAGAAAATGACGTACTGATAGCCGTCCTCCTGGTACCGCTTGACCCACACCAGCGGGATGGCCGCCATCACGTTGCCGTTGTAAGCCGTGTTCGAAATGTCCGTCGCGGCAGTCGAGCCGTCTGCGCGGGCGTTGTAGTTGTTCGGGTCGAGGCGGTAGTCCTCCGTGCCGTCCGCACGCACCATGCAGGGGTAGTTGTCACGCACAAACCACACATTTCTCCAGCTGCCGTAATTAAACGCGCCCGCCGCGAAGTCCATAAACGCAGGCGTCATGCCGACCGCGTCATAGATGTATTCGACGCGCGCCGACGTGTCCGGCTCGGAGATTTTGACGCGGTAGCCGTATCTCTTCGGCCGCTGTCCGCGCAGCTCGTCCAGGATTTTCTCCTGGTTTTCAAGCGTCGCAATAAAAATTTTATCTGCCACTTTTACGTCTCCTTTGCCATGATATACAGCTTTCCGTCCTCGACGCCGAGGTAAAACTCCCCGCTCCCCGTCGCAAGCGGAACCGCCCCAATCTGGGCGGGCGTCACATTGTGGGGGTTATTTTTGTCTCCCTCGTGCGCACTTGCAGCCGTAAGCGACGTCTTGACGCCCTGTGCCCACGTATCCAGCTTATCCCAGTTGTCGTTAAGTGCCGACTTGATGTTGAACGTCTGCGCGCCGTCCTTATCCGGCTCGTATTTGAAAAGCTCCAGCAGTTTTGTCTTTAAACTCATCCTCTCGCCTCCTAAAACGCGAAATCGTGTATCGGACGCTCCTCGAGCTCCGCCACCGTCATCGCCCCGACCTCACGCACAAGCAGATACCGGTACAGATACTCGGTCGCAAGATGGCACGGAATCGTGTGCTCAATGGCATCCTGCAAGGCCGCGAGCGCTGCCGCCTCCGGCACGCCGTACGCGCCGACGAAAGTCAGCACGATGACGCCGGCCGCAAAGCCGACGGAAATCTCGCCGTTCTTCCAGCTGTCGCACACGCGCTGGATGAGCTCCACGTCGCACTTGCCCGCGGCGCGCCACCGCGCCTGCAGAGCGGTCCGCCGCTCCTCGAGCGTCAGCGCCGCATTGCCCTCCAGCCCGGCGATGCGCTCCTCGGTCGCGAGGATCCACGTCATCGCGTCGAGGAAGAGCTGCGCCGCCGTCTCGAGCGCACTCTCGCGCTGCTTTTCGTCGAGCGCGGCGATGCAGCCGAGCAGGTCGCACACCCACTTGTCTGTGCGGTACGCCGACGGCAGCTGCCTAATGATATCAAGCATAGGTGATCGTCACCTCACCCAGCACCGCGCACTCGCGCTCGCCGACCGCGATGTTGGCCGTGCCGCCGCCGACCGTCAGCCCCTCGAAGTCCACGACGCCCTCGGCCGACAGGATAGCCGCCGCGATCTGCGCGTAAGAAACGTAGTCTTGCACGAACACCGTCCCGGCGAGATACGCCGCGACCGCCGCTTTGACTGCCGCCGTCACACTATCCGCGTCCGCGGTGTTCGATTTGAACACCTTGCAGGCAATGGCGATCTTCTTCTCCGCCGCCGCCGACACAAAGCACTGCGCGCCGATCGGCGCCTGACCTCTGCCCGCGCCCTCGCTGTCCGGGTCGATGTACGCCTGCACGGCCGCGACGAGCTCCTCGCCCGCCGGCTGTCCGCGGCTGTCCGCGATCACGACGTCCACCGTGTTCACGCCCTGCACACGCGGGAAAACCCTGACATGCCCGACGCCCGCGCACTCGAGCGCCCACTGCTCATAGTGGTACACGTTGCCGCTCGTCGCGGGCGTGCGCATCTTGAGCAGAAACCGCGCGTAATACTCCGCGTCCGTCTCCTCGGCGTAGCCGCCGCTCATCTCGGCCTCGTTATCGCACCCCGTGATGCCCTGCACCGTCACCGGCATCTGCGTCACGCTGTGCGCGGGCAGATTTCCGGCCGTACCGTCCGCGCGGCAGGTCACCGGCACCTCGCCCGTGCCGTCGATGGCGACGGTTTCCGCCGCCGCGAACTGCACGCCGCCCTCGCTCTCGAACAGCGTGCCCTGCTCGATCGTGCCCGTGCCCTTGACCGTCAGCACGCCGCCCGCGAAGGTCGCCGCCTTGCGCGCGATGCCGCTGCGCGGATAGATGTACCGGTCGAGCTCGCCGCCCGTCAGGTTCTCCGGGTCGAGCGCCGCCCTCGCGTCCTCGATCACCGCGTCCGTCTCCGCCAGCCGCAGGCTCACCGCCGCCAGCAGGTCGTAAGTAGGAAAGCCGATGGTTTTCTGGTAGCTGTCCGGCATCGCGTCCAGCAGTGAATCTAAAACCTCATTCGCCGACATTCGTTATCACCTCCAGAGTTTCGTCCGTGTGGAGATGCGCCGTAAACCGCACCTCCACGCCGTGCCGCAGCCGCGTAAAGCGGAAGCCGTCCACCGTGCGGATTGCCGGGCAGAACGCCGCCGTGTCGCGGATATCCTGCTCGATCTCGGCAAACGCCCACCCTTCCGGCGCGCGCCGGTCGAGGCTTGCCGCCTCCACGCCCGGCTGAGTCTCGCCGTCCGTGCGGTAGATGGGCACAGCGCCCGGCTTCTGCCTGAGCATCAGCTCGAGCCACCGGCGGACCGCGGCCGCGCCCGAAACCTCCTGCACCGCCCCGTCCACGAGCTGAAAAGCGCCTGAGCGCCCGGTCTCGTCGAAACAAAAATCCGGCGCCCGCCCGATATCCGCCGCGGTCTGCGCCGGGATGCCGGACGGGATCACGGGAAAAACCTCTGCCATAAAATCACCTCCATTTACATCGCGTCGAGGACGAGCAGCTGCGCGCCGTCCAGCAGCGCACAGGCCGTCGCCCCGACCGTCCACGACCGCGAGGCGGCCGTCCTCGTCATAAGGAGACCGGTCTCGCTGTCAAATTTCGCCTCGCCGTCCAAAATCGCGAACACGAGCTTCGGCGTCGTCTGCACGACCTCCGCCCGGTGCCACACCTGCGGCAGCTTCTGTCTGCCCTGCTGCATGATCTTTCGCGCAAGCTCCACATCCCACATCTCGCGCCCTCCTCACTTAACAAAACGGTACTCGGTGACGCTCACCGAGTAGTTGAGGTCTCCGCTGCGGCGCACGGTGACCGAGAAATCGTCCACCGTCACCGGGATGTTGAGCCGGGCAACGCCGCCGCTGTCGAGGATGATGAGGCGGAAGGGCACCTTCCGGTCACGCCAGCGGTCGAAGAAGTCCTTGTACGCCCAGCCGTCCTCGCTTGCTTCCGCCGGCATAAAGGCGTAGCGCCTGCCGACCGGCAGCAGCCCTTTCCAACTCATCGAGATGAGCTCCATCGTGCCGATGCGCCGGTAGTTGCGGCTGAGGCCGGTGTAGGTCTCGTTGCTCTGCGCCGGGCTTGGGATCTCGAGGTCTGCCGGCGCGTGCGGCAGCGTCCACACTTCCTCGTTGTTATTTACTGAGAAAATCACCTTGTACAACTGTCCGCACCTCCCTTACGCATTTCCGCACGCCGCGAGCACGCGCCGCGCGACATAATCGCCCATCTCCTCGGCGTACTCACGGTTGCCGATCACGTTGCCCTGAATGGTCACGTTCACCGTCACGCCGCGGCCGCCCACCGCCTTGACAGACACATCATGCGGGATAATCTGCGTGCCGCTCGGCAGGCGCATGACCTCGCCGCCGCGCTCATTGACGCGCGTCAGACCGCCGGAGAAGTAAGGCGTGCCCATCGCGTGCCCGGAGATCTTGCCCCCGATCCAGCTGAGCGCCGACTTGCCGCCGCTGTAGATGCCCCCGAGCAGGGGAATCGAGCTGACCTTGTCGTCGAGCCACGAGAAAAAGCCTCGGACCTTCTTCTTCGCCGCGTCAAACGCGCCCGTGATGGTGTCCCGGACGCCGCCGAACACGGTTTTCGCCTTGGTCCACAGTTCCCCGGCCTTCGCCTTTACGGTATCCCAGTTTTTGTAGAGCAGGATACCGGCCACGACCAGCGCCTCGACCGCCAGAATGACCGCGCCGATGGGGTTCGCCGCCATGACGGTGTTGAGCGCGCCCTGTGCGGATGCCGCTGCACCCGTCGCGGCCGTCTGCGCGGCCGTCGGACCGAGCATTGACACGACCGTTTTGATAAAGCCGGCAGCCGTAGAGTTAAAAGCCATGATCTTGGAGATACCCCACGCCACCGCCAGCAGCTTGAGCCCGCCGATCAGCAGGGCGCTGTGCTCCTTGCACCACTTCATCGCGTCTCCCGCGGTGTGCAGCATGTCCCCGGCCTTCTGCGCCATGCGCCCGAAGGCGGCGTCAAAGCGTGCGCTCAGAGCGGAGAAGTCCAGCCCCTCCACCCACGCCCCGAAGGCGTCGGCCTTTGTCTGTACCCAGTCGAGCGCCGACCCAGCGCGGACCGAGCCGTCGTCCGCCGCACCGGCCAGCACCCACAGCTGATTTTTAACCTTGGAGCTGGTGTCGCCGACCTTGGCCAGCGTCTCGTCCAGCGTCGCATGGTTACGCCGTGAGTTGATGACCTGCTGGTTGTTGGCATAGTAGCTGTCCGCCGCCTTGTCATAGGTCTTGGACAGCGTGTCCGTGATGAGCTGCTGGCGCTCGGCCTCGCTCGAGCAGTCCTGCAAGGCGAGGTTAAAGTAGTCCTCCGCGCTGGTCGCGGCCTTGACTGCCTTGTTCCACTCCTCGTTGGCCGCGGTGTTGGCCTTGAGCGCCACGCCGAAGTGCTCGTTTTCGGCTGTCGCCCAGTTGATGGCATCCGCAAAAACGCCGGTGATCTGACCGGTTCGCGCAGTCTCGTTGGATGACTCTACCAGACCCTCAATCGGCAGCGAGTCGCCAAAGGTGCCATGCACGCCCGCCGCGATGCGTGCCCACTTGGCCACGCCCTGCTCGCTCTTTACCATGTTGGCTAAAAGCTGGGAAGCCTCGGTCGCCGTGTCCGTATCGCCGAGGATTGCATAGAAATTGCGATAGCTCTTGCGAGCCACATCGGCGGAAAAGCGCGCCGTCTGAAATCCGGCGTTCAGCTTGCCCTGCGCGACGCGGTACTCCTCGGTCGCGCCGTCGAGCGCCACAAAGGCCGCCGCGAGGCCGCTCACCGCCGCGCCCACCGCCACGACGCTCTTTTTCGACCAGCTCTGCAAAGCCTTGAGCGAGTCGTTCTTAAACTTAACGACTTTTCGCGTCGCGTTCATCATGCTGTCGTCGATCTTCGCGCCGCTCTTCTTCGCGTTCTTCGCGGCCTGAATGAGGCCGCCCGACATGTTATCGCGCAGGTTCAGGACTGTGTTGATAACTTTGTTTTTAGCCATCCTCATTCTCCTCCTCTTCCTGCGGCGTGAATGCGGCCGCGACTCCGGCCGCCGTCATCCACCGCATCTCCTCGTAATAGCGCGCCCGGCCGACGCGCAGCACCGCCCTGTCCGCGAGGGACATCGCGCGCACCGCGTCCGGCGGAATGCCCCGCGGCGCGTAAAACGCCGCAAGGTCGAGCACCGGGTCGCGCGTTACGAGTTTTTTGCGGCCTCCTCCGTCCGCGCCTCGGCCTTCTCGCCGATGAGGCCGAGCCACTTGTACAGCTTTCCGCCGAGCTGGTCGATCTCATACGGCTCCATCAGCTTCCAGACGGTGTCGTACGGGTCGGTCACGCCGAGCGCCGCGTGCAGCTCCGGCTCCTGAAGCGCCGGACAGCAGTCATAAATAACGTTCGCGCACGAGCGCAGCAGCGCCGCGGTATCGCCCGAGTTCAGCGCTTCCGCATAGCTGAGCTTTACGTCCACGCCCGGCTGCACAAAGTCGAGCTCCTCGCCCGCCACATAAAATTTCGCGCCCTTGCGCTTTGCCTCGTCGCGCTGCTCTGCGCGGGCAGAGAGCGCCTCCAAGAGTTTCTTATCCATTCACTTAAATCTCCTTTACCACGGGCAGCAAAAGCCCGTAATCTCGCTGTACGAGCGCTTCACGCGCCCGACGCCGTCACTGTAGTTGCCTTCTACCGTCTCGCACGAGCTCGCGCCGCCCGACAGCACGATGCCGATGTGGCTGCTGCCGATGATCATGAGATCTCCGGCCTTCGGCCTGTAGCCGCTCGCGACTGACTTGAATTTGCCGCGGCGCTCGAAGTAGCTGCGCATCTCGCTGACCGCCGTGTAGGTCGTCGGGATGGGCGCTGATGCGTGCTTTGCGCACCAGCACACGAAGATGACGCACCAGGCGACGCCGTCGCAGCCCATCTCGGCGCCGTACTTCGTGCGGTTGCCGCTTCCCTCGCGGTAGCCGACTTCGCCGAGCGCGGTGTTCACGAAGCTCGTCGCCGAGCCGCCGCCGGACGTGCCGCCGAGGATGGCCGTGCCGGTCTTTCGTCCCCACGAGTTGCACTCCGCGTTCGTCCGCATCAGCAGGTCGAAGTAGTAGACGCCGTTCTCGATCTGGATCGCGCCGCCGCGGTCGTTTACCGTGTACGTCTCGCCGTCGAGGCTTGTCCCCGTACCCTGCACCGTCACCTTCGTGCCGAAGGCCACCGAGGGCGGCGCGGCGCACGTTTTCTTCGACGGGTCGAGCCTGTTGCCCTGCGCATCCAGGAAGCCGCCCTCGAGGGCGTTCGCCGCCGGGTAGTACGCCGTAAACAGCGCCTTTACCGTCGTGCCGCCGGACGAGCCGCCGAGATCGGGCAGACCCCAGACCTTGACGCTGTCCGCACTCGCCGCCTTGACGGCCTCGGCGCTGCTCTTTCCTGCCGCCGCCGCGCGCGGCTCATCGAGCGCCGAGATCTCGAGGCTCATCACGTGCCCGGCGCCGCCGTACTGATGTGTCACACTCGTCACCCTGTGCCGCCCGGAAATGCCGAAGGCGGGCGAGTTGAAGTTCAGCACCACGCCGCTCCTCACCTCGTCGCACCCCCAGATCTCCGAGATCTGGCGCTTTCTCCCGACGCGGTCCGCGCCCGCGAGCAGGTTGCGCACCCGCTGTCCGAGCGCCGCCGTGCCCGGGTTCTCCGTCACGGTCTCGACCTTCTGCAAAAAGCCGTACCGCGCGATGGAGGCCGCGTTTGACGCCTGCGCGCCGCGGTACGCCCGGCCGTCGCTTTCGGCCGCGATGACCACTGCGTTGTACGTGTCCGAGATGCTGTCCTCGCCCGAGACCTCCCCGAGCGCCCATGTGATATCGAACCCCGGCAGGTTCTCCGCCGGCCGGTGCATCGCCTTGATGGCGCTCGTCGGCAGCGGCGCTACCACAAGCCCGCGCTCCGCGACGTAATAATAATAGTTCTTTCCTGTCTCGGCCTCGGCCGTCTCGAGCACCTCGTCGAAGATGTCCGCCGGGGTCTTTCCTGTCCACAGCTGCGTGATCTTCGTCGGCAGGCTGCACACGCTCGCCACGCTGACGCCCGCCTTCGCGCTCGCCTGCCGGATGACCTGATCGGCCGCGAGGTTGTTCACCTGCAAAATGATTTCGCTCTTGTTGAGGTACCAGCCTCTGTCGTACGCCGTGACCGTCCCGTCCAGCGTCACTGTCACGACAACGCCCGAGAACACCGTATTCCCGTGGTTTACGATGCGGATCTTGTCGCCCGGCGCGAGGTTCAGCGCGGGCGTGTACTTGTCCCACACGGACTTGAAGATATGGAAGGTAACCTCGACGCTGAGTGCGTCGAGGTCGTCCTTTGCCGTCAGGTCGCCGCAGAAAGCGGTGATGTCGCGCGCCGCCGCGCCGTCCCGGTACAGAATGACGCGGTGGTCGTCCACATATCCGGCCGCCATGGCTTAAATGCTCTCCAGCAGGTCGAATTTGCCGAACTTAAACGGCACTTCTTCTTCTACCTTGGCCTTCTTCTCGAACTTCGCGAGGTAAAACTCGTCGATGGTAACGTCCGAAAGAGCGACGCGCTCGACTTTGTTCGTGCCCTTCTGGCTGAGCGCGGTGATGATGGTGATCGTCGGCATCTCGCCCGTGCGGAACGCCTCCGCCATCAGCGCCACAACGTCCGAGTCGAGCTTGAAGCAGGTAAACGTACCCTCGCCCGAGTAGCCGTTGTAAACGCGGTAGGTCGACGGATCTCCGCAGACGTTGATGTCCTCGAAGTCACCGGCGACCTTTGCCTCGATGCTCTGCAGCGTCGTGAGCTTCTTGCCATTAAACCACGCCGTGCCCTCGTTGCCGTGCAGGATGCGGTTGGGGTTAAATTCTCTTGCCATTGTCCTTGTCCTCCTTTACGCCATCGTAATCGGCATGATGAGGTCAGTCATCGAGCCGAGGATCTTCACCCTCGCGCCGAGGTAGACCGTGCGCTTGAAGGGGTTCGCCTTTACGGTGTCCTCGTCCCAGTCCGCCGCCTCGCTCTTGCCGCTTGCCACCCACGCCGCGCGCTGCGCGTCCACGTCGATGAACGCCTTGTTGCCGTGTTCGCCGTTCTCGTCGTCCTCGCTCTTGTAGTCGGGGTCGAGAATGTTCTCGCTCTCGAGCTGCGCGAAGTACGACGTATTCAGCGCACCGATAAACGCCATCTGATTATCTCGTGAGTTTCTGTAGTTGCCGAGGTAGGTGCTGCGGAAGGTGGAGGTGATGTCGTCGCGCATCATGTCCATCGCTTCCACCGTCTCGATAAACTGCATGTCCTCGGTGCGCGTCTTGCCGTCGGTCGTGGTCATCGAGTTGATGCCCTGGCCGATGCGGACCGCGCCGTCCTCGTCGTTGAACAGGATAAACTTGCCCGCGCCGAGCGCCGCGTCGTTGTCCGCGACCTCCTGCACCGCCCTGAGGTTCGAGCACAGGTAGTTCGTGCAGCCGCGCGCGACGTTGCACACCGCGAAAATGCCGATCAGACTCGGCAGGTACTGCACGCCGTCCTGCTCGCCGCGGCTGTCCGCGAAGGTCACCTTCTCGTTTACGAAGTGCACGACGTGCATGTCATCCGGCGCAGTGGTCACGTTGTACACCGCGGCTTTGTAGCTCTTCTTGCGGGTGCCCGCCTGCGTCTTTACCCACGCCGCGAGCGCGAGGCCGTCCTCCGGGCTCTGGCCTGCGATCGCGAGCCAGCCGGTCTTCACCGTGTGGCCGATCTCCGCGAGCGTGTCGGCGAGTGCGCCGTCCGAGTCTGCGCGGAACACGTGCGCCTGATACGGCGCAAAGCCGAGCAGGTCGCAGATCGCGGCGTAATTGTCCGCCGTGTACAGGCTCTCGTCCGCCTGCGCGGCAGAGAGATCCGCGTACTGCTTGTGCGTGAACGTTTTGCTTGTATCGTCTCTCACGATGAGCACCGCAACGCCGCGCTCGCTGCGCGAGAGCAGGCTCACGGCCTTCTGCTCAAACGTGATTTCAATTCTGGGCATGGTAACTGCCATTTCTATCGCCCCTTTCTAAATGGTGGGCGGCTTTATTCGCCGCCCGTGTTGTTGCTGTACTCCAGCTCTTCCATCGGCTCGCCCTCGGGCTCCCCTGCCGTCTCGATCCACTCGAGCCGCAGCATTGCCGCGAGCACGCCGTCCGAGGCGTCCGTCTCGATCCCGTCCTCGGGATACAGCCACACGCCGCCGATGTCGATGCCCTCCCCGAGCGAGGAACGCAGTGCCTCCGCCGCCGTCAGCAGCTCGCTTCTCGGCGCGTGCGCCTCCTTCGGGTAGTAGTAGATCTCGACTTCCGCGCCGCGCTCGGCATATTCCGCCGTCCGCGCCTCGTCCGCCACCGCGAGATCGATGCGGTAGCTCGGCCGCGGCAGCGGCTTTTCCGTATCGTCCCGCACGCGAAGCGCCGGAAGCGCCGCCTCCCGCAGCGCACTCGACACCGCCGCGCCGAGCGCGTCGTCGAGCGCCTGCCATGTAATGCTGCTCATATCTTCCGGATCACCTCATCTGCCAGTTCTTCTACCGCCGCGGCGAAGGTCGGCGCGTACTCGTCGCGCGCCGCGTCGAAGACCTTCTTGCCCTCCATGAGCTTTCCGGCCCTCTTGTCGCGCTTTTTGACGCGCCAGCCGTACTCATGCAAATGCGCCACCGGGTCGGACGAGTAAACGCGGATGCACACCGCCTTGCCGCGGTAGTAGAGCTTGCCGCGCTTGATGCTCTTGTGGTACGTACCGGCGGCACGCTCGACGCCCTTGCGGTGCACCGCCTGCTTGCGCACCGCCGCGCGCGCCTTCTGCGCCGTCTTTCGGCGCAGCTTCGTGCCGTGGTCGCGCAGCAGCTTCTTGACCTTCTTCGTGGTCTCCTTGTCCGCATTCTTGAGCGCGTCCGCGAACGCGTAGATATCGCTGCACACAAAGCCGTCACGTGCCATCGGCCGTCACCTCGCCCTCGTGTGCCGTGCAGAAGATCTCCATCCAGCCGCGCCGGCTGTAGATCGGCAGCCAGTACGAAACGTCGAGCCGCAGCCCGCGCACGACAAAGTACATCTCGCGGCAGATGTCCGGAAGGCTTGCCTCGCGGACTACGACGCGATGCGTAAGCTCCGCCCGCGTCGCGCCGCCCTCGAGGCTTTCCGCCCGCCCGGACGTCGGCGTCACCGCCGCCCAGACCGTCCGCTGAAAAGCGTACTCATAAACGGTCTCGCCGTTGTCCTGCTCGCGCGCCGCCGCGCGCCAGACCTCCGCCCGGTCGCGCAGGTCGCTGACCTGAGTTGCCATCAGCTGCCGCCTCCCTCGTAAGCGCACACGAGCTTGAGCTGCGTGAGCATCTGCCGCACGATGGGCGGCACAGACTGGAGCGCCTGCGCCGCGCCCGCGACGCAGCGCCCCTCGTACTGCTCGAGCACCATCGCGTGCGCGATGATGTCGTACATCGCCTCGTGCCCCTCGCGCACGCATCCCGCGCCGTCGAGGTAGGCCTCCGCCGCCGCCAGCAGACCGGCGAGCAGCTCATCATCCTCGCTGTAGTCGATCTTGCAGTAGCGTTTTACGGCCGCAAGCCGCTCCGCCTCTGCCATCCTTACGAGAGGGTCAGCGAAACGGCAGCCGCCGCTGCGGAGTCAAAGACCTGCGCATCCAGACGGGTGATCGCGCGGACCTCGGTGGAGTTGGTGCGCCATGCGCTGCCGCCGACGTCGGTAGACGCGAGCTCCATCGGCTGACGGCGGAACAGGGTCGCGTACTGGGTGAAGTCGCCGAAGTAGATCGGCGCGGTGGTCGCGGTCTCAGCCTTGGACGCGAGCGTGCCGTTGGAAACGACGGAGATCGGACGGCCGAACAGCATCTTGCCGGCAGCGGCGGACGGATCCGGCTGCAGCAGCGGGCGCTTGTTGGCGTCGAGCAGCTGGTCGAGCGCGTTGAAGCCGTCCTGGTTGACGATAAAGTGCGCGGTTGCCGAGATAGCCGGGTCGAGCGAAACGTTCAGCAGCTTCTTGAGCGTTGCGATGACGTTCGCCGCGGTTGCAGCAGTCGCCTTGGCGTCGAGCGCCGCGAGCTTGGTCACGAGCAGGTTGTTCTCGGTAATTACCTGCTTCTTTGCCATCCAGCGCGCGATGTACGCGAGCAGCGCCTGGTCGGTGTCGCGCAGCAGGTCGTTCGATACCGGCAAGAACAGACCGTAGTCCTCTACCTTGTACGGGATCTTCGCAAATGCCGGCTTGTCGTCGTTCGGGATGGTCTCCATCTCGCTCATCTTGGTAAAGCCCTTGGTCGGCTGGGTATCGACGACGCGGGTGCCGGACAGGAAGGACACATTCTCGACGGAAAACAGGTCCGCCAGCGGCACGAGGCTGCGGCGCAGCTCGTTGATGGTGGTCTGCACGTCCTCCGGCACGATCAGGCCGCCGTCCGCCGGGGTGCCCTCGGTCATCTGGTTCGCGTTCTCGACGGCAGCGGCACGGCGCACGATGTCCGCATTCTCGTCGAACGCGCGGCGGTTGCCGCGTGCCTGGGCGCGGATGCACTCCGCAAAGGCGTGCATGCACTCAGCGGAGTTTACCGCCTCGCCCTCGCCGGACTGCGCGCCCGGCTCCTGCAGAACGCCGCCCTCCGGCGCCGGTACGGACGCCTCTGCATCCATGATGGCCTGTACGCGCGCGATCTCCGCGTCAACGTCGGCGAGCTCGTTCTGCGCCGCGGCAAAACCTGCGGTGTCGCCCGCCTCGTTGGTGGACTTCATGCGGTTTACGATGCCCTGCTTCTTGTTCAGCAGCTCCAGCAGCTTCTTCTTCATGTGGTTTTCCTCCTTCAAGAGTAAAAGTTCGGTTGATTTTTTACAGTTCCGCGCGTGCGCGCTGCAGCGCCGCCTCGGCCTCTGCAATTGCGATCGCGCCGGTGTTCAAATTGAACACCGCGCCCTCCGGCGCACCGGGCTCACCGGCTCGGGCCTCTGGGGTCTTGCCCTCTGGGCTCTGGCTCTTCGTCGCCTCGATGTACGCCGCGCGCAGCTTGTCCATGTCGGGCAGGCCGCCGACGGCATTGAAGATGTTCGCCGGATTTACCGGCTCGCCGGGCTGCGGCTCCTCGCCGATGATCTCGTCGACGAGTCCCGCGTCGAGCGCCGCGCGTGCCGAGAGAAAGGTCTCGCGGTCCATCAGGCGGCGCAGCGCGTCGTGCGAGGTTTTGCCGCGCACCTTGCCCTCGTAGGCCGCAATAATGCTTTCTGTGATGCTCTCGAGCATCTGCACGCTTTCGCGGTGTACGCCCTGGTTGCCCTCGGTAATGGTGCCCGGCAGATGGATCATCACCTGCCCCACTGGCGAGACCGCCGCCGTATCCGCGCCCGCCATAACGACGCTCGCTGCCGACCCCGCGAGGCTCTGCACCTCGGCGCGCGTGTGCACGCCCTGGCGGGACGCGTTTCGCAGCAGGCTGTACATCTCGAACCCCGCGAACACCGAGCCGCCGCCCGAGTTGATCTCGAGCACGAACTCCTCGCCCTCCGGGTTCTGCGCGAGCGCGCCGCGGATGTCCGCCGGGCAGCTCGCCGGAATGCCCCACCAGCGCAGGATCGGCGCGTCGCCGTCCGCTACGATGTGGCCGTTTAAGCTGTATCGCATCCTCACTCACCTCCTTCCCTACCGTTGCCGCCGCCGTTGCGGCTGCGGCTGAGTTCCCTGAAATCCTCGAGCGGTACATAATTGAGCGACGCCAGTCTGTCGCCGCCGCCGGGCACGTCCGGCAGGTCCTCGAGCGCGCGGATGTCGTTGACGGAGTAAACGCCGTTCTGGTGCATGGTCTGGTACCACGCGCCGCGGGCGCTCCAGTCGCCCCTCAGCTCGCCCATCATGTTGCGCCGCAGCTGTAAGCCTCGTGCGCTCTCGCTCTCGAGCAGCAGCTTGTGCGTGTCCTCCTGCTCGTGCTCGGAAACGATCGGGCTGAGCGTTCGCTGCATGTACTCGATCGCCGCCTGCGTGTTCGCCGCATAGCTTTCCTTGCCCGCGCCGAGCTTGTAAAACGGAATGTTGAACAGCCGCGCGATGTCCTCGACGCTCGCCGCCTTGGTCTCGATGAACTGCGCGTCGCGGTTCGTCGCCGTCAGCGGCGTGTATTTAAGGCCGTTGTCCAGCACCGCGATGCGGAAGGCGTTGTCTGCGCCGCTGTGGATGCTCTCCCAGTTCTCGCGGATGCGGTTTTTCAGGTCGATGGCGTTGCCGTTCTCGTCGAAGCGCGTTTTGCTCGAAAGGTCGGTCTCAGTCGCGAGCACGCCCGACACCTGTCCGCCGTTCTTGTAGTAATTGCCCTCGTACCGCTGCGCCTGCAGCGCCGTCTCGATGGTTTCCGCTCCGCGTCTGAGGTAGCTCACGCCCTCGAGGCCGTCGGTGGAAAATGCCTTGTAGTGAAGCACGTCCTCCGGCCAGAACTTGCGGTATTCCTGCGTCTTCGGATTGATGCCGACGTACCACAGCTTCGCGTTGCTGTCGAGCAGCGGCATCATGTACCCCGGCGCGATCGGCAGCAGCTCCACCGGCACGCCCCACTTGTCGCGCAGAATGAGCGCGTAGGCGTTGCCGTAGGCGATGCGCCGCGACTCCATCAGCTTGTGATAGTCGAACGCCGTCAGCGCCTCGGTCGGCCTGCCCGTCAGCAGCCGCAGCGCCGGGTGGTCGGTCACGCGCTCGCGCGTACCGCTGTCCATCAGGTACACCGGCATCTTCGCGATGCTGTCCGAGATGATTTCAATGCAGGCGTTCACCGCCGGCAGCTTCATCGCCTGCATGTCCTTTCCGCCGAACAGCGGTTTTTCTGCGCTGTACCAGCCTGTCGGGTCGTCAAGCGTCAGCGTGCCGCCCTGCCCGGTGACGCGCCGGATAAACTGTCCGATCATGCGCTGTCACCCCCGATGGCGGAGATCACGCCCTCGGCGATGAGGAACACCCCGGCCGCGATGAACGCCGCCGTCACGCTGACCATCGTCAGTCCGACAACGATGCAAACAGCGCCGCCGCAGACCAGAAGATCGGGCAGAATTTTTGCGATATTCTTCATGCCTCCGTCACCTCCTCGGGCACATCTGCGTCCAGCTCGTCGAGCAAAGCACACTCGTCTGTCGTCGCGATGCCGATGTAGGCGAAAAATGCAGCTCGCGCGTGCGCGTCCTCGCCGTGCTTCTCCTCCCACATCTCCACCGCCTCGCGCCATGTCACCGTGCGGCACTGTTCGTTGCGGCCGGCCGCGATGCGTCGGATCTCTTCCTCTGCCGCGATGTAGTTCAGCTTCTTCTTGCGCATGTAATCTCACCCCCTTTCACATGTGCCAGTCGCTCGCCGCCACGCTGTCCGCGAGCGTCGGCTCCGGCGTCAGCAGTGCCGTGGCGAACGCGATGATCCACGCCACTGTCATGTCAATGCGGCCACGGCTGCGCTTTTTCGTCGGCTTGATGTTCTCGTTGTCGTCGGTGACGCACCGCACGTTCAGGAAGCACTGCCGCGCCGCCGTGTTGTGCACGTGCAGCATCTCGTGCTCGCGGATGAGCCGCTCGAGCTCCTTCATCGGCGGCGAGATCGTGCGGATGCCCTGCGGGATTTCCACCACCTCGGTCGCCGTCCCGGCGAGCCTGTCGCGGATGTTCTGCATCACCGTCGCGCCGAGGTACGGGTCGAACCCGACCATCTGGAGGTCGTAGTCCTGCGCCGCCTGTACGACTGCATCCGCTACCGCCTCGAAATCGATGATGTCGCCCTCGCAGCCGTGCAGGAAGCCCGCCCGCATCCAGTCGCGGTACGGACAGTGATCCTCGCGCTCGCGCGCCTCGATGCCGTCGAGCGGCATCCACCCGGTCGGCAGCGCCACCCAGTGCGGCAGCCCCTCCTGCGGCGGAAAGACGAGCACGAAGGCCGTAAGGTCGGTGCTCTTGGAGAGGTCGACGCCGCCGAAGCAGCGCTTGCCGCGCAGCAGCCGCACCGCGTCCGTCCAGTGCGCCGCGCCCTCCGGATTCCACTGCGTTTTATCGTAAATAGTCACCGGGATCCACCCGACGCTCGCCGTCGCGATCCACTGGTTGAGCCTGAGCCACCGAAACAGCCGTTCCGCCGCCTCCGAGCGCTTCGCGTCTTGTGCTTCCGCGCGGATGGCGCTCAGCCGCAGCGTCCGCCCGATCGACGGGTTGCAGTCGCGCCACAGCTGCTCGTCGAAGATGTTGAGCTCCTTGAGCTTGTCCTCGTCCTCCACGAGGCCGAGGCCGTAGATGATCGGCAGCCAGCGCGGATCGTCCTGCGCCCGCTCGTCGCGGTCTCCTCTGCGGTACCGCCAGATGCCGAGCGCCTTCTCGTGCACCTCCCAGCCGATGCTCTTCCGGTCCGGGTCGTCGCCTGCCGTCGTCAGCACGATCCACACCGGCTGACGGCGGGCATCGCCCGCGCCGAACGTCATAACGTCCCACAGAGCGCGGTTCGGCTGCGCGTGCAGCTCGTCGAAGATCACGCAGCTCGGCTTGTAGCCGTGCTTGCTGTAGGATTCACTGGACAGCACCTTCATCTTCGAGCCGCTCACCGTGTCGAAAATGGTCTTTTTGCTGTCGACGATGCGGCTGCGCTTTTTGAGCGCGGGCGAGTGCTCGACCATGTACGTCGCCGCCGCGAACACAATGTCCGCGTTGTCGCGGTCCGCCGCCACGAGGTAGATCTCGCCGTTGGTCTCCCCGTCCGCGAACAGGTGATACGTGCCGAGCCCGGCCGAGATCTCGCTCTTGCCGTTCTTCTTCGGGATTTCGAGATAGAGATATTGGTACTTGCGCAAATACTCGCCCGGCGCGTCCTCGTCCTCGGTCATTTCGCCGTAAAACGATTGCACCATGTCGCGCTGCCAGTCGATCAGCCGCAGCGGCACGCCGCTCGAGCACGTCAGGCATTCGAGATAGTCGCACACAAAATCCGCCTGCTCCCTGTCAAACACCGCGCCGCCTCCTTTCGTTTATCCACATCATGCACAGCCTTATCCACACCGGCACAATATCTTGTGGATAAAGCCAAAAAGAAAAGCCGACACCTTACCCCTCTTTCGGGATTAAAGATGTCGGCTTGGAGGCTCGCTGGCCTCTGGCTCGCGCTGCGAAAACGCAGCGGACATTGGTTTTGCGCTGCATTTTTGCAGCGGTTTGTCTCCGGTGCTCCGGCGGGCGGCGCGCCCGTTCCGTAAGGCGCGCCGCCCTTTGGAGAGTCGCAATATGACCTCGGGCGGTCTGACCACGCCGCCCGCCGCAGCACCGGCTCACTACTTGTAACTACTGAAAACTACTTGAAACAGCTTACGTCGCAGACGCGAGCGTGTCCATGTCTGCGCGCTTTTCGATCGCCTCGAAGCTAAACTCGTCCGGGTAGCGCTTCTGGAGCTTGTCGAGATTGTACTCCATCACAAAGTCCAGCGGCACGTTCAGCATGTCCGCCGTCAGCGCGACGTACCAGAGTACGTCTCCGAGCTTCTCGATGATCTTCGCAGAGTCCCACTCGCGTTCCTGGTAAAGGCACTTCTTCATCTCGGCCTCGACCTCGCCCGCCTTACCGGCAAGCCCGAGCGCCGCATTCGCCATATCGCGGCATTTCAGCGTCGCCGTGCACATCGCCTTGCGCTGATAATTATTTCCGGTCATTTCATAACCCCCAGAATGTATTTCACGGTTGCCGACTGCGGCGACGCGAGCCACCCGACAAGGTCGAACAGCCTGTCCAGAAACATGGCCGTAGAAATCACGCCGATAATGCCGCAGATGATGTAAACCCACTTCGGATCGTCTCCCCAATCAGGGTCTCGCCGCGCCGCCCAGATAATGGACGCCGCGCACGCCGCGACGATCAGTCCGAACGCCAGCAGCCGCACCGCATCCGTCGCAATGCTGTATTTCGCAAACTCCGGCACGAGCTGTGCCGCGTTCCCGGCCGCCAGGCCGAGCTTGTCCGCGAGATTGTCGATCACCGCGTTTACTTCATTCGCGTTCATACTTTCCCCTCCAGCCTGTCCAGCTCATACCGTCACCTCTGCGCACTCCGCACCGCAGGCCGCATAGCCTGCCAGGTCGACAAAGCTGTCTGCCGTGCCGCCGACGAAGCTCGTGCCGACACGCGCGATCTTCAGCAGCGCCATCATCATCGCGACGTCCGTCGGCGTCACCCTGATGACGGCGTCCGGCGCGATGCACGCCGCGCGGAGATACGCCTCCCAGAGCTCTGCGATGCAGCCGAAGCTGTCCTCCGGCGAGCCGTAGTCCTGCTCACGCTCGCCGCACACGCACGCACGTGCCTTTTCGAGCACCGCCGCGCGCGTCAGCTTTTTCGCCTCGCCCTCGCCCTCGTCCGGCTCATTCTCAGTTTCGAGCTTTTCCGCCTCGACGGCAATGCCCTCGATCGGATAGCTTGCCGGCTGCGCGCAAATCCTCTCGTTCAGCAGCACCGACTGAATTTCCGCATCCGCCGTGCGCAGCCTGTCTTCCACGTCTGCGTAATTTCCGAAGATGCTGACCAGCGCTGTGCGCATCGCAGCGGCAACCTTTTTGTATTTCTCCTGCGTCATTTCGGTCCATCCCTTCTTATCTGCCGTTTCGGCAGCTCCCTTGATCTTCGGCAGCTCTGCCGAAACAGCATCCACTACCTCGCGCAGGCAGTCTTCAATATCCGGCGCGGCGGCGTCGATGTGCCTCAGCGCCATGCGCATAGCCTCGCGGGTGCGTCTGTATTTTTCCTTCTGGGTCATGGTCTCTCCTTCTTTCCTGTCCGGTGTCTCCTGCGCGGCATCCTCGCGCCGCCTGCCGTCCAGCCACACGCTGACAGCTTCGATGAGCTCCTTTTCGCGCTCGCGAAGCGCTGAGCCTCCGAGCAGGAGCGCCCGCTGGAGCTCGTGCATTGCCGTATAAACCAGCATCGCTCTGTTCATTTCCTCGATGGTCATTTTTCACTCTCTCCTTTTCCGGCGCTCTGACGGACGGACCGCGCGAAGCGGTCGCGCCCGACGGAGATTTTCAAAACCCGCCCATGCCTCTCGGGCAGCTCTTGCCGCCCGTCACAGCGCCGGATATTTTCAGTTTGGGCGCGGCGGCAGGATTCGCACCTGCACCGCCATGCGGTTCCGCTTTGGTGACTGGTCGCCGCTTCCGTGCATGGTGTGTCGTCATCGTGGCACCCCTTAGATAGAGGCCGCTCTCCTGTTGAGCTACGCCGCGCGTATTGCAGGTGTTCAAATTGAACACCGTTTTGCTCTCTCGTGTCCGCTTTCTCCTGCCCTCCGGCGGACGCACCGCTCGTCAGCATTCCGGTGCTCATCCGTCGTATCCTTGCCCGCGTCCCGGCGCGGTCGGCCGGCGCATATGGCTGTCGCCGCCCGCCGCAGGACAGGAGTCTCGCGACAGCTTTTCCGACGCTCTGACGGACGGGCGAGGACAAAGAAAGGAAAACCTCGCCGCGTTCGCCCTGTTGGGAATAGGTAAACATAAAGGGGTATCGTTCGGGCGGCCATCTCGCCCGTCAGAGCGTCGGAATATTTACTTTTTGCGTCGCCTGCGCGTCTTTCGCCGCAGCCGGTCGTGCGGGCATTCGCGCATCTGCCCGGCGCGCCGCCATGAACTCTCGCAGAACCCCTGCGTATTGATCATCGGGCACGTCATCGGGCAGATCGTCCGTTTCTGCATTTTGTCCTCCTGTCCTCGTCCGGGACTCTGACGGACAGGCGAGGAAATATCACAAAACTCGCCCGCCGCCCAAAAAGTCGAAGCATCAGGCAGCCATAACCCCTGCCCGCCACAGCCCCGGACAAACCTCACGCCTTCCGGCGCTCCGCCCGCTCGCGCAGCATCCGGCTCAGCGGATCCTCGTCCGCCTCATCCTTCGGCGGCTCCGGCATTACCAGACGGCAGCGTGCCGACACACTCAGCCCGAGCGCCGCCGCACAGCTCTGGCACTGGCCGAAGTAGATGTTTGCCGTCTTGGTCCAGCTGCCCGCCTCCTTGGCGTCGCCCTGCATGATCGCGCGGTTCGCCCAGTTCTGGGCGTTCTGCCAGGCGGCGCGAGCGATAAAATACCGCGCGAGCATGTCGTAGTCGAGGTCGGAGAAAATGTGCAGCGCCACGAGTTTTTTCGCCACGAGCCGGTACTCCTCCGCCATTCCCTGCGGCAGGTACTTCGGCACCATAATGCGTTTCGGCTCCTTCGCACGCACCTCGCGCTTTGCCTTCTCCTCGATCTCCGCATCCGTCCTGTGTCCCCGCATTCGCTTGCGCGCCTGCTTGATGTCCACCGTTCCGTCCGCCTCCCGCGGCACCGGTTTGCTCGCCGGCATATCTCTCACCTCCTCACTTTAATCCGTTGATGATTTCGCGCTCTGCATCCGACAGCTGCCATTTTGTCGCGGCAGCCTTCTCGGCGGCAGCCTTCTCGGCGGCGGACTGGCTGCCAAGCAGCAGTCCGCCGCCGTAAATTGCCTTTCCAGCTTCGCGCTGCGCTTCTAACGCTCGCACCGGTGCACAGCTTTCCGGCATGATCTCCAGCGACATACCGTGTGCCGCAAGATAACCCAGTCCCGCCGCCGTTGCGACCTCGACAGGATAGGAATACTTCGGGAGCGGCTCCGATGAGCGGCGCTCGTCCTTCGCCTGCGCGTCTGCGGTGGTGATCCGGTCGTGCAGCTCGTGGCTGACCGTCACCCTTGCAGTACCCATGTTGGTCTCAAACGAGGTATTCACGATCGCGCCGTTCTCGTAGGTAACAGAGCCGTGCGCGATGACCGAGTGCAGCCAATCCCGCCCGATCATACGGGCAAAGGCGGTCAGACTCGGTACAAACAGGAAGAAATCAATGTGGTGCGCGTGATAAAAGTCCACGATCTCCGCCAGGATGGAAAACGGCGGATTGTCGATCACGACCGCACCGTCCGGATACGTCATTTTCTGATAGTCGCCGCCCGGATAAAACGGCCGCACGATCGGACGGCCTGCCAGGCCGTACTTGTCAACCGCCCAGATCTTGACCGCCTCGTACACTGGTGCAGGCGTGTAGCAGTCATCCGTGGTTTTCTTCGGCTTGAATTTATCGACAAACGCCTGGTATTCCTCGGATTCCTCGCCCGCCTCGGCCGCAGCCATTCCGGCCTCAAATGCTTCGGCGGCCAGCGCCGCGGCGTCCGGCGTATCCGTTTCGGACGTGTCCGGTTTTGACTCAGGTTCGCCGCTTTTCGACTTGCTCTCGCCGAGCGCATCTGCCAAAGCTGCCGGATCGTCCAGGATCATGGCCTCCGCGTCAAATCCGGCGAGCGTCAAATCCATGTCCGCGCTTTTCATCTCGCCGAGCTCAAGCGCCAGCATTTCCGTGTCCCAGCCGGACAGTTCCGCGAGCCGGTTGTCCGCCAGAATATACGCGCGGCGCTGTGCGTCCGTCAGGTGCTCGACCAGCACGCACGGCACCTCGGTCATGCCCTCGGCCTGCGCCGCCAGCACGCGCCCGTGTCCGGCGATGATATTCCGGTCGCTGTCGATGATTACCGGATTGACAAAGCCAAACTCCCGCAGGCTCGCTCTGATCTGGGCGATCTGGCTCTCGCTGTGTGTCCTCGCGTTTCGCGCATAGGGCACCAGCTCGCCGATCGGCACCCGCGCCAGCTGCTCCGGCATAAACCACGCCGCTTTTACCTCGCCCGGCCCTGCCGGACCGACGCTTTTCCTGTTTGCCATTTCCATACCCTCCAAAAATCCCGCTCTCATTGGGAAAAAATCTCGCACGGAAGCCCGACTGCGGTCAGACGCCCCGCCGCCGAAAACTTTTTCGGGGTGGGGGTAGTCCGGGAAATCTTGAGATTTCCCGCCAAAGCCGCGCACGTCGCGCCTGCGCTGCGCTCGTCCAAGCGTCAGCCCTTCCGGCCGCTCTGGCCGCGAGATTTAGCTCGGCTTTCCGCCATGGTCTTTGCGCTGTGGCAGCTGTGGCACAGGCTTTGCAGATTGCTGCGGTCCGTGAACTTCTCCCAGTCGCCGTTATGCGGCTCGATGTGATCCACGTCCGTCGCTCTGGTGCGAATGCCATGCCGTGCACACTCCCGGCACCATTGCTCACGCAGCAGCTGCGTCGGCCGGAGATCATCCGTCCAGAGCTTGGTGCCGTACCATGCGCGCCACTGCCTGGACTCCGCTGAGCGCCGATCCGCGTCTCGCGGCTTGTGCTTATCGCAGTATCCACACCGCACGAGCTCCCGGCAGCCCGGATGGCGGCACGGCCGCAGCGGCTTAGTCGGCATAGGCGATCATGTCATGCAGCGCCGCCGTCGTGCTGGCGATGATGCCATCGAGCCGGATAATGCGCACAGTCAGCGCATGCCGGCGCTCGAAGCGCGGCTCGAGCTCACGCTCGGCGATCAGCTCGCGGCGCCGTGCTCGCAGCGCATCAAGATTTTTCTTGTAATCCGGGATCATCTCGGCAACCGTCTGCACGGCCTCGCCTCCTTCCGGTGGAAATAAAAAAAAACAGGAGCTGGCTTGCAACACTCGACGAACATTGCGCTCGAGTGTTACGAAGTCAGCTCCTGTCTGCTTAGACGTTGGCTTGCACCGTCGTAGTCGACGATGGACTCACATTTGCATTTTTCGCACCACAGCGGAAACTGCTGCAGCGTGGTTGTCCCCGGCGCGACCCAAACCTTGGTCGGCTTGCCGCATCGCGGGCACCGGATCTTTTTTCGATTTTGATTATACACGCGATTTACTCCTTTGTCTACCCCTGCTTGGCTTTTTCTCCAATCCCTGTTGATATGTTATAGAGCATTCCAAGCCAGAAACAACGCGCGTATGCGTGCGCGTTGCGTTATTATTATGAACTGCCGCCGACCAAGGCAGCAGGTATTTTACAAACTTACAGGATGCGATCTCATTCCGGCCGCCGCCCTCATCGAGCACCTGTGCGCCCGGCGGTGCGTCAACGCTCGTGCCGTCGTCCACCCACTCGTAAGTCGTGACCGGTCGGTCAAGGTTGCGGCTGGGCACAAACTGTTTTTTGCCGTTCAGGCTCGCTTCCCGGCGTTCTTTGGTAAGATAACCGGCCCAACCGTCGTAGCCACGCTCACGGATGTAATTGAGCTGCACATCGTCGCCCCAGAGCCAGAGCGACTTGAAAAGCTCAAGATCGCCGCCGATTGCATTGATAATAATATGCGCGTGAGGCCGGTGGTCTCCGTGCCTGCCCTCGAGGACGTAGATGTACTTGAGATCCGGCAGGCCTCGCGCCTTTCGATACTTGCGCATTTGAGTAAAGATTTTATTCAGCCGTTTTCGCGTCACGTCGGCGCTCTCCGGTAAATCCTCATCTCGATACGTCGCTGTTAAAACCAGATCGTCGTCCGCGAAGTTGCACGCGATCAGCTGCTCGAGCTTGCGCTGTGCCGTGTTCGCGTTAGTGCGCTGCACCTGCTCCTCCGTCACCTCGCGGATGCGCTTGCGCTCCTGCTTGCTGGCGTTTGGCCGCGGTACAGTGTAAACCGCGTCCCAGACGAGCCGTCCAGCCCGCACTGTTTTCCTTCGTTTCACTTTCCCCTCCCCGGTGTTCAAATTGAACACCATAGCGGACGAGTTACCCCGTCCGCGTAGTTACTAAGAATATCCGCAATTTTCATTTTTGTCAATCGCAGGGATTTTTTCAATCGTCCTCAGGGTCGTAATTCTCGTCAACCCAATCGCTAAACTCCTTTGTCCCGATGATAATGCAGTGTTCACCGCCTTTAATGCTTATGTATGCCGCGCCGGAACCATCAAGCACCTCAAGCAGCTTTCTCATACCACTCTGCTCGCCGCGCAGCACCGCGTGTACCGCATCATTGATCGCGACGTTCGGCTTGTAGCCGTCCTTGCCATAAGATTTCATTTTTGCCCTCTCCTCTCGCAAAACTCTGCCACCGCCTGCAGCTTGTCGGCCGCCTCACGGATGATCGCACAGCCGCCCGTGCCGCAGTTATGCTCGTGCCCGCAGCCGAGGCAGGCCAGAGAGCCGGTCTGGACCTTTAGGCGGTTAAGGGAGTTGATAAGTTCTTTTATATTCACGCTTATCCTCCTATCAGACATCGTTATAGCGGTTCAGGCATATTATATTATTGCAAAACCGTTTCTGACCGATTACCTTTAACGGCTGTCCGCAAAACTGGCAATACACCGTTTCTGTTCTCGGTGGGGCATCATCGGCGTGTGAGCCGCCGTATCTCATGCGGTTTATCATACACACAACCGAACCTGGCTGAGCAGCGGCGATGCAGTGTTCCTTTGCTTTGCAGTAATAGCACTCAGGCATTGCCATCCCTCATCAGCTCCTTCCGCATCTCCTTGAGCTTGTCCGTCAGCAGGCTCTCGGCCTTGCTCCCAGCTTTCAGCTTGCCGCCATTGTCGCAGAGATTGAAGCGCGGGCGGTTGACATTATGCGTGCCGCCGCCAGGAAAGAAGTCGTCGCCCTCGTACCAGCTGGCTGTGAAAAAGCTGCCGTCCGGCAGGTCGAGCCGGTACACGCTAAGCCCGATCTCAGGCGCCTTGTGCCAGATGCCCCAGTTCTGCCAGCCAGACAGCACGGCCTTGCGCTTGCTCTCGTTCGTCAGGGCGATAACGTCCTGACGGGTCAGTTCCAGTATCATACTTTCCCTCCCAATTCTTTTAACCGTGTCATCGGACACCGCTCGCACTTGTCCACCATCGCCTCATAGTCCAGTTCAAAAGGAAACTTACAATACTCATCGCAGATCTCACCTGCGAGCTTGTTTACCGCCTGCTCCCAGCAGCCTGTATGGAATATCGGACCAGAGCGCACACCCTGTCCGCAAAACTTACACTTAGCCATTATTCCGGCGTCACCTCCGTCCAATGCGTTACTGTTACGCTTGCCGGGCAGTCCTGGTCTTCAGCAAAGCGCCAGCCATCCTCCCAGCGGACATACTCGCCATAGCTCCCGTTATCCTTGCGGCACAGCAGCGGCACGGCCTCGGGCGGCTGCTCGGCGGGATACTCATGCCAGATTTTCGCCTCCGGCCGACCGGCAATCATCTCGAAGGGGTCCACCCCCGCCCAGTCGGCCAGACAGAAAAGGTCATCCAGATCGGGTGCGTGACAGTCCAGCGGATCACCCCACAGCCAGTTCGTATACCAGCGTTTCGGGAAGTTCTCAATATCTTCATAGCTCGTAATTCCGACGCCAGCGAGCGCGAGCTTGATATGCCGCCGCGCCATCGCGAGCGGCGATTTCATGAAGGCGTCCTCGCGCTGCTGGCGCTCGGCCTTGCGCGTCTCGGCGTCCTTCGCGCTTGTGATGCGCTGCTTGACCTTGCCGCAAACGAGCTTACAGCCGTCCGCCTTGTCGCACTCATGGCAGCACCCGGGGCACTGTCCCGTCGCCACCCACATGGCGCGCTTATCGGTGCCGGTGCAAGGCTCCTTAGCAGGCGCGGCCTCTGGGCAGGTTAGCGGCGCGAAATCAACTTCTGCCGCCCTTTTGTGCGCCTTAATCTTTTTCGCGTCGAGCTGATACCTCACCTCGGAATATGCGCCGAACAGCTTGCCTTGCAGGTTTGCATCACACTGACTCAGCTCGTAAGCGGTGTTTTCTGCGATGCGCCCCCGCTTCAGGTCATCTTTCCAGACTTTCACGAGATTTTTGTCGATTGCCTTCGCCTTGGCGACCTGGCTCTCGTGCTTATGCAGCACCTCGGCGACATAGCTGCGCAGTTTGCCAGGCAGCTCTACCACGCCGCGCGCCTGCAGGTCCTTGAGGGCCTCTTCGATTTCCTTTGCCGCCTGCGCGATGTAAGGCGCGGTCAGGCCGCCGCCCCCTCTCGCCATCGTGTTGGTCCAGTGCAGGACGAGCGTCCGCAGCGCCGGATCGAAGTCCTTATCCAGCACCCGGCAGGAGGCCGTCTTCCAGCCGAGCAGGGCGAGCGCGTTGCGGCGGCGATGCCCTGCGATCAGCAGGTAGCCGCCTTCCGGCTTCGGCCATACGACGAGCGGCTGATGCAGGCCGACCACCTTGATGGACTCCGCCAGCTCTTCGATGTCGGTCTGCGCGTAAGCGTTCGCCTCATTTTCCTCGATCTCGTCGAGGGGAATTTCGCGCTCCTGCATCCCTTCCGGCTCCAGCTTCGCCGCCGTCTCGCCCATCAGGGCGGCAAGGTCAAATTTCTTAGCCATTTTCAAGCACCTCCATGAGTTCTTCGACCCACGCGCGGTAATCTCGGGCAGCCGCCGAGGTCGGCGACCACTCCGCGACGGCCTTGCGTGCGAAAACCGCCTCGTCGACCTTGTCCGTGCGCCGGATCATCGTCCGGAATACGCGTACTGGGCAGGTCTCCCGGATGTACTCCTCGCCGTCGCGCTGGACGGGCGAGTTGTGCCACATCGTCAGCAGCGCACCGGCGATGCGCGTCGCCGGGTTGATCTTGCGGACGCTCTCGATCTGCTCGATTAGTTCGTCCATTCCCTCGATCTCGAAGCGGCCGATCCTGAGCGGGATAATCACATCGCTGCTGGCCGCGATTGCGCCGATGCTCGCCGGCGAGAATGCCGGCGGACAGTCGAAGATCATCACGTCATACGCATCATCCTCGACCAGTGCGTCGCGCAGATCACGCATCGCGCGGACCGCCATCTGCGACGTATACCCACCATCCACGCCGAGCGTTGCGAGCGACATGTCGGCCGGGATCACGTCCACGCCGGACATCGTCGCCATCTCGACCACCTCGTCATAGCAGACAGCGCCGCCGGTGAGCAGGGCAGCCAGACCGCCGCGCTCTTCGGTATTCACGCCGCAGTAGCGGCTTGCGTTGCCCTGATGGTCAACGTCCACCAGCAGCACACGCTTTTCGTAGTCGGTGGCGAGGATTGCCGCCAGGTTTACCGCGGTGACGGTTTTGCCGACGCCGCCCTTCAAATTCACTATGCTAATGCTCTTCATGATTTTATCCTTTCTTTTTCGGTCCGGACGACCGCATTTTTACGCCGCTGGCATGCAGGATGGCCGAAACCACAGCGTAGGCGCGGCCCTGTCCGCGCGCGATGGCGAGGATGGAGTTCCCGGCCTCGTAAAGCTCCGCGATCTTCTGCCTTTCCTCCGGCGTCGCGGATGCGTTGCGCTTTGCCTCGCACCGCGCCTTGGCGTCCTCCTTCGGGTTTACCATGCGCCGCTCGTCGCGCTTCGGCGTGCGGACGGTTTCGGTGTAGCGGTACGGCTCGCCGAAGGCCTCGCCCGTCACCTCGACGGTTTCGTAAATCCCGCGCGGGTGGCGGAAGATGACGCGGCGGGTCTCAGTTGCCATTTTCCGCTCCCGCTATCTGCATCATCTGCTCATAGTCTTTCTTGATTACGCCAGACCCGATCAGAGCCATGATGTACTGCATCGCCTTGTCGGCAGTCTCGTCATTCGCCGCCTCGCAAACTACGCGATACAGCGCGATCAACACACGGCGGATGTCATCACTCAAAATCTCTCCGTCCGCGCAATCAAATCTGCCTTCGGCCTGTATTCCGTTAATTTTAATCTCAATCATGCTGTTTCTCCTTCCGATTTCTCTTGATATACCCGAGCACCGCGCCGATAGCTTCCGCTCTCTCGCGGTACTCCCGCGCGAGCCTCGGCTCAACGAGCTTGCTCTGTGCGTACAGCCTGCGGCGATCAAACCGCAGCTTTTGAATTGCCTTTCTTAATTTCACGCTTCTCCTCCATCCTTTTCGTCTGCACGATCACCTCGCGCTGGCCGTCCATGTACTCGGCAAACTGCTGCAAGCTGCCGTCGAAATCGAGATAAACCTTGCCGAGGCGGCCCTCCTTGTTTTTGAGCACCTGCAGCACGCGCTCGTTTGCCGGTGCGCTGTCCGCCTCGTTCTTGTAGAGCGCAAGCACTGCATCGGCGTCCTGTTCGATCTGGCCGGACTCGCGCAGGTCGGTGAGCGACGGCTCGCCGTCGCGCGCCTCGGACGCTCGCGAAAACTGCGATAGCGCCACGACCAGTATTTTTTGATCCTGAGCCATAGTGTGCAGCCCCATGCTGATGTTGGTAACGACCGTAACACGGTCACGCCCCGGCGCCCGGAGTAATTGCAGGTAGTCGATAAAAACTATCCTATGTCGGCGGCTTCGCGCGCAATCCAGAATGTTTTGCACGCTCCACCCCGGCGCATGCACCAGCTCGATGTCGCTCTCGGTGATCTCGCGCTGCAGGCGGTTGAGCCGCGTCCACTCCTCCGGCGTCATCTCCCGGCGGTTGATGCGCCCGAAGTCGATGATCGCGCGATTCGAGACGATACGGTTTATCAGCTTGGAGGGCGTAGTTTCGAGGCTGTAAAAGCCGACTTTCGCACGCCGCCCCATGTGCGTCGCCATCTGGAGCGCGAGCGCCGTCTTGCCGGCGGACGGACGGCCTGCAAGGACTACAAAATCGCCGAAGTCACTGTACAGGCGGCTATCGAGTCGGCTGAACCCGTACTCGATGAACTTTCGCTTCTCCGTCTGCTCGAGGGTGAAGGTATCAAACCCCTGCGACAGAGTGACGATTTCCGCGCCTTGTTTTTCCGCCGTGGCCTCCATCGCCGCGGCGATGAGCTCGCGCCCTTCCTCGCTCGTGCGCACCTGCGTGAGCTTGTCAGCCAGCTCCCGCAGGCGGCTGACTCTCGTCTGCTCCTGCATGGCCTCGGCGTATGCTTTCCAGGCGCTCGCCGTGCTGCATACGTCCATGCACTCCATCAGCAGCGGCTCGTACTCCCTGCCGATGGCGGCGCGGATCGTCACCGGGTCGAGCGGCCGGCCGCGGTTGAAGATCTCGCGTGCCGCGGTGTACACCGTCCGCAGCTCGGCGCGGAGAAAATCGCTCTCTCGCGTCGCGGCAAAAAGCTCGCCTGCGATCTTCGGGTCGAGCAGCAGCGCGCCGATGACGCTGTACTCGGCCGCGAGCGTCGCTCGTTTCTCTACCACACCTCAACCTCCTCTCGCCGTCTGGGCGGCTTGTCCGGCCCGGCTTCTGCCGGATTGTCATACTTGCCCTCGAGCACCTTGACCAGATTGTTCTCGTTCAGCAGCCAGTCAAAATCAGCTTTCCAGTGGCGGTCGTTCTGGCCGGTGCAAAAGCTGCTCGCCTGTGCCCTGCGGAACGCCTCATCGAGCTGCTCCGGTGTGTAGCCCTTGCTGTAAATCAGGCGCACCGCTCGGCGGCGTTTGTCCGTCAGCCGGACGACCTTGGGCAGGCTGGTGCAGATGGCGTTGTACCGGTCTGCAAGCTGCTGTGGCTTATTGCTTATTTCAGGCTTATTTGCCTTATCTTCCTCCTCTTCTTTTTGTGTATTATTTTGTTCCTTAATCATTTCACCGTTCGGTGACAACTTGTCACCGTTTCGTGACAGGTTGCTGTCACCGTTTGGTGACACCTCACCACCAAACGGTGAAATGGGAAGTTTGCTCTCATCGAGCGCGTAAAACAAGGTGCGGTCATGGGTGTCTTTGGCATAGTTCGCGGTCAGCAGAACGCCGGTCTCCTTGAGGTTTTTCACCACGCGTTCAATCTGCCTGCGCGACCAGAACGGGAACAGTTTTTCGAGCGCACGCAGGCTGTTGTACGTCCAGTAGCGACCGGCGTGAAAGTGCCGGTCGTTGGCCGCGTTCTTCTCAATCCAGTATTGCATGCGCGCGATGAAAACCGCGCCGTCTACGCCGAATTTCTCCGCGACTGCGCTGTCGAAATGATAGGTCATGTGCCTTACTTCCCTTCTTTGCCGGACGCAGAACCGTCCTGGCCGCACGCCTTTCTGATGACTGCGCACGCGGCCGAGAACCGCGCCATAAGCGCGGCCATCTCCTCGTTCACGTCCTCCGTCTCCTTGCTCTTGCGCCGCCCGCGCCCTACCTGCGGCAGTCGGCCAGCTTTGCGCAGGCGGTACAGCTTCGCGGAAACACTGTTCTCCGCGATACCGGTCTCAACCGCAATCTCGCGCGCCGTCATGCCCTCTCGCGCGAACCGGATGATCTCGCCGAGATCCTCCTGCGCCCACGAACGCCGATAAGGCGCCCGGTCTCGTTCATTCAATTTCCCCATTATCTGTCCCCTTTTCAGCGCGATGCCGCTCCATGCTCCACCGGTACATCTCGATATTGCGCTTGACGTGATGGTACAGTCCCACCATCGTCAGAAACTCCGCGAGAGACTCCGGCGAACTTCCCTGCTGGGCGGCGATGTCTTCAATTTCTGCCCAAAGGTCATCTTCCATCGGGATTTTCATTGTGATTTCACGCAGCATGGTTGCGCCTTCCTCCCGTCCACATTGCCAGCAGGGCAACGCCCATGACGAACGCCATCGCCTTGCCGCTCAGCAGTCCGGCCTCGTCCGCGCCGGACGCTGCTACGAGCAACAGCAGGCCGATCAGCGCAAGCGCCATATTTACGCCGTTTGACCGACGATTTTTTTCGGCTTGACGTTTTGCCGCGTTGCGATTATAATAATAGGCGTATTCACTATGCTTTGCGCTTGCTACGGTTGCCGCCGTGCAGGCGCTTTTTCTTTGTCTGGATTTCACTTTTCTGCCCCTTTCGATGCGTATGTCAGCTCTAATGCCGCAGACACGATCTCACCCAGTTCGGACGTAATGCAGTCGAATGCCGGGCGTTCTTCTTCGGCGATAACGCCATCCTCGCAGATTTGCAGCAGCTGATCGAACTGACCATCGCGTGCAAAACCACCGATCAGCCGCACAATCCGCATTGCCGCGTGTTCCAGTGATTTTACGTTGACCTCCGGCATCACTCCGGCGAGGTCTCCCGACTGGATGTGCTGATAGCAGAGATACGGAAAGTCGTAAATCTGCGCCATGCGCAGCACCGTGCTGTCCGGCGGCCGGCGGCGGTCCTGCTCGTAGGCCCCGAGGCTTTCGACGCTGATGTCCAGTCGTTCAGCGGCGGCTTCCTGAGTCAAACCCTTCAACTCGCGCGCGGCCTGGTAGATGTTTCTGTTCTCTCGCACACTGGTCATTCCTTTCTTTGCGAGTTATGATATTATCAACGAACAAACCCAAGACGCTGTTGCCGCAGCATCTCGGTGTCGGCCTTT